ATACCCTATTTTTATTTGCTTGTTTAAAGGGATTTTGTTGTATATAATAGTAATCATCCTGTGTAACAGGTTTTACTAAAATTGTTTTATTATTACTTGACCCTGCACTTGCGTCATTAATTGTAGCAGCTTCGTAGGTTATGAACCATATCTTATCTTCTGCTTCTGGGAGAGTTACAAATTTTGAATTAGGAGACACTCCTGTACCAGATTCAAAACCAGTTATTTCTATCGTTTTAATAAGTTCATTTAAATATTTACGAAACTTTTCTGTTCCTTCAAAAGATGATAAATAAATTCCTTTACCATCATAAACAGACATAATTAAATCTTCTTGTGCAGCAGTTAAAAAGACAGACTTTTCATATTCATTCAAATTAATTGTATTAGGGATATTCCCTTCTGTTAATTTGTTTAAAGTGCGATAACTATTTAATAATACATCAAATGTATTTGAAAATTCGTTACAAGTCATATCTATTCTTCTTTATTATTAGAAGGTTCTTCCTTTGTCTGATTAAGTAAGTTGCTTACTCCACCATTTCTTGAATATGCTAATTCAACTGCTTTATGTAAAATATCATAATGAAGTGATTCTGATAATTCTGAAGTTGATATAGCTTTCTTATTATTAATACTTAAATCCTGTAATGTTAAATCTACTAAAATAATTGGAGCAGGGGATTTAATATACCTTATTACATATTTGCTTAAAACAATATTGGATGCAGGTATAAGTTCGGATAAAAAATTTACAATTTGATTATATTGATAAAGTCTCCAAACTTGCTTTTTTAAAGGAGATGCATAAGGTAACAAAGCAAGTCTATCATATTCTTTATAATTTAAAGGAACTACTACATAAGGATTACCATCTGAATCATATACCTTTTCATTAAGTACAAATATAATATTTTCTGGCATTAAATATGTATAACTTCTTTCATCATATTTTATAATATTGGTATTAGTACTTAGAATAGGCTCAGCAACAGTAATCAAAGGTGATAAATCCAATTGTAACTTAGAATTATCAGTTTGTTCTTGACTATATAAATATTGTTTTAAAACAATATCCTGTGCTTCTGTTAAAAATAATGACTTTTCATATTCATCCAAAATGGGGGTTACATAAGAACCACTATTACCAAATTGATTTTTTATAAAAAAACTATTCAATAATACGTCAAACCCTGTTGAAAATTCTTTTACAGTCATTATTCTCCTCTACTATTAAGTTCTATAATTCCTTTAATATCTCCTAAATAAGACATCTTTGCTAATTCAACTGCCCTATTTAAAATTTCTCTATGCAGACTTTCATCTAATTGACAAGTCATTGCAGTACTCCTATTATTAATAGTCGCACCATTATATTCAGAAGTTAAATTAACCAATATGATAGGTTCAGGTCTTTTTAAATATCTTACTAAATATTTTGATAATGTAGCACCACTTTTAATAATAATCTCTGTTTTCTTATTGCCACCATGTTGTGACAGTAATCTTCAACTTTGATGCTTTAACGGTTCTTTATATGGTTTATTCATCAATCTCGTATATTCTTCATAACGAAGTGGAACCACTTGTGTAATTACAGTTTTCCCACTATCATTAATTAATACACTTTCATTTAAAATAAACAATAAATCTAAAGGTAAAGTAAAAAATATACTTCTACTATCAATAGAATTCCCAAAAGATAATTTTGTAATTGTTCCTCCAGGATATATATCAGTGGAAATTAATTGTGAAAAATCTGATTGTCTTTTAATTGAATCATCAAATCCTTCACCATATTTATTTCCTTTTGGATTGAAATAATTTTTTACAATCTCTTCCTGCGCCTTTGTTAAAAACACTGACTTTTCGTATTCATTTATTGATGGCGCAGCATTACTCATTATATTATTATATAATAAGTCAAACTCATTTGAAAATTCAGCTACATTCATTTTAAGTTAGTTTAGCTTCTATACTTAATTTTAGTTGTTGATATTTTGGTTTATTTAAATACTGTGCAGCAACAGTTAAAATAGGATCTTGATTATTTTCACATAATGGAGTATTATCATAATAATAATAATCCCCCCTCTTTGTAATAATCCCTGTTTCTACAGCTTTACTTATCAATACCTTTGTTTCCAAATAAGGGTCTTGAACTATCTTTAAAAACAATTTAGCATCCGCCTGAATTAATTTATGTACTTTAGACTGAACAAATTCAAGTTTGCTATTAGGACTAATAGGACGACCATCAATCATTTCAACAACCATTTTTAAAATATCAAAATTGTCCTGAATCTTACCTAATTCAAGGTATGCTTTCATTGTTGAACTCAATTCTTTGTTTGCAGTATCAACTTCATCAGCATGTGAAATCATAACAAATTGATAAGTTAATTTGGGGTTCTCTTGTAAGTCATTTAACGAAGCTGCGATAAAATCCTTGTTTGCCAACAAAACCTTATATTTAATATAATCATTAGGATCTGCAAGGTTTAGAAAATTATCCCCCTTAGTTAATCTTACTCTATAATTTCTCCAAAAATTCTTTTCTCCTTTTATATATTTGGACAAGGCATTATATTCCAAACCCATATATTCTTCAAGAAAAGATTTTTCTTCATTGGTTAATACATTTACAAATTGACCGCTGGATTCTAAAATAGGAACAGTAAAAACCCTAACTGCCATTTCGCCCATCCCACCATAAAATACATGCTTAGGATTAGTAATCATTCCTGATTCTCTTGGAATAAATCTAACAGTAATGATCTCATTTTTAAGGCATGATACTAAAGGTGTGGATTCTGACATATTTGTAATCTCTGGTTTAATGTATTCTTCTGTATTTTTTACTTTCTTTTTTACTTCTTTTTTTATTGTTGAAGGCTCTAACTCTTCCATAGCTATTTCAAAACTTTCTTCTCCCATAATATTTTATTTTAAGTATAGAGGGGAGGGTTCATTATCTCCCCTCATATACAAGTATAATCTCTACGCTAAAATAGAAGGTATCAACGACATGGTTCTGGAGGGATCCAAAATGAATACTCCACCTTCCCACATTTTATGCATAATTGCAGAATCTTCATCAAAGGACATATTGTTGTTATTCAACTGTCCTGTGAAAGGATTACGCAATCCCCATTGATATCCCCTTATTTCAGGAACTCCTTTTACTCTTGCCATTTGGATATTAGGCTGATCCATAGTTCCGATATAAAGAATATCAAAACGATAAGATTCAGCTACTCCTCCATCTGGATGCAAGATTTTATTACGTACTGTATCGTCATACAAAGGATCAACCTCTACTTTTACTACAACCCCATTAGGTGCCCTGAATTCAGTAAACTGAAATCCTGCAGACAAGGAATTGGAATGCAAAGGAGATGATGTCTTATTTATTACAGATACACTGGAGTTATCCAAAGTAAACATAGTCCAACCAGATATTTCATTAAGCACTGCTTTATGGAATAAACTAGCACCACGTTCACCTGTTTTCAATACAAATACCCTATCGCCCATACCAAGTTTAGATGCAGACAAATCGTACAAAGCATCCTCTATAAGTTTGAGGCTAAAAGTATTGTAATAAATAACATTGGAGAATTCCATTTGTTCCCTAAGACCTGCACCTTGTTTAATGACATTACCAGATTTACCAAAGTTCATATATTCACCATTAGCATTTCTATTGCTACGACCATACATGATAAGGTTATTCTTTTCGTCAGAGAATTCCTGTTCAAATTCCCACTCAACATAGTGCATCCACATATTCTTTACTGATTTAGCACCACCCTTGTCAACAACAGGGATACCTACAGCAAGTTTTTTATTCAACATAGTTCCAGGAACTTTATGTTTCAGACGGATGATTGACCATTCATTCCTCATTGCTACAGGAGAAGTGAATCGAATGTCACCTACTCCACGAGACAATTCTTTCTCAACAGGAGAATAGTCATGACTAAATCTTTTACCTGCTGTCAATTCAGATGCTGGCATACCCGTAGTTACACCACCCATCAATTCTACTTTGTAGACTGCATTGGTTCCTTCCATTCTAGGTTCACCCAAAACACG